CAAAGACTGCTAACGGTGCTACTTTTTTGACTACTTTTTTAAGGCTTTTACCAATTTTTTTAAAGAAACCAAACTGTTCTAAACCAGTTGATTCATTAAGACTGGCTATACCAATACCAGCTACAGCCTGTTCTGGGTTAATGCCTAATTGATTAAACTTGGTTTCAACCATGGTTTCAAATTCTGGATCCTCCATCATCTCTGGAGGTAAAACTATTTCTCCTGGTCGCAAATGAGCAAGCATGGTGTCTTCACCACCACCTAACTGTGCAAGCTCTTTTGCCATATCGCTAAAAGGTGCTCTAGTTTGTACTAAAAGTTTTTGAATCATTTGACCCAATCCTTCAGCTTCTTCAGGATCAGTGGTCATTTGGAGTTCTTGTTGTAAAGTATCAATAGCTTGTTGGGTTTCGTCTGTTTGTCTTGGAATAGAATCCATAAACATCTGTCTTTCTTGGTCAGATATAGGTGCTCTACCACCACCCATAGTTCCCATGCTAGGAACAGCATCATTAAACATCTGTCTTTCTCTGTTTGATATGGCTCCTTGAGAACTTTCAGGAACTAAGTCACTTTGCCTGTACATACCTTGACCTCTATCTTCCTTACCATCTTGGTTAATATCTCTAAACTCCATAGTTTGCATCATGTTTGGAACCATTCCTGAAGGTAATGGAGAACCATCTTGCAATCTTGGACTAGCATTTCTAAACAACTCCATTTCTCTGTTTGAGATAGCTCCTTTGGTTGGACCAACATCAATATTAGTTGAAGGCGATGGCACCATACGATACCCCTCTTCAATTAATTTATTTATTCTGGGGTCGTTCTCTCTTAAGGCTAATGTATTTTGCCCATCGCTTAGCTGGATAATATTAGCTGGATCATCGGTGTAAAAACCTTGGCCTGGAGAACCCATACGTCCTGCCATTGGGTTGGTTTCTCGCATTAATTCCATTTCCCTATTAGAAATTCTGCGTGGAGCAGGGTTTGGGCCTTGTGTTAAACCACTTAGTCTTGTTTGTAAATCTTCGCTTATTGACATATCTATCCTATTGTTACTGTAACTGCACCTATGCTCATTGTAGCAGAAACTCCGGTCACATAAGTTTGGTGCTCATACAGGTTTCTAAATTCTGTTCCATCAAAAGCCTGGTGAACCTCTGTTGTAGTGTTAAATATAATCGAGCCTGTAGCGAATTGCAATTCGCCAAGCTCGGTATTTGTGTAGCCTTTTGTAACATCTAAGTCTACTGCACCCAGGTTTATTTCTAAAATTCTTATTAAACGGTTGAAAGTATCGACAGTTACCTCTGACCCTTGTGCTTGCGGCAGTCTTGTCGGTAGTAACTTAGCCATTATCTACGTCCAGATGGTTGTATGTCTAAGCGAGTGTCTCCCAACCTCCATTTAAAATCTTTTCTGTCTGATTCACTGTTATCGTCATCGGATTCAAAGCGCAATACAAATTGCCTTGTCCTGGTTCTTAAACTTGAAAAAGTGCTTGATGTGCCTATCTGTGTGGTTGAATCGGTTGATAAAGACTGGCCATTAAAGTCTCTTCTTTTAACCACAACGTTTACAGCTGGTGTCGGACTTGTGCCTGTTTCTGTTTGAAACAGTATGTCCGGAATTATTTTTTTAAGAAACACAAAGCTCTCGCCGTCCGTCATATCTATGTCGGCAGATTCTATAAACACATTATCCATGGAACTGCTGTCATTGTTAGCACCTTTTTCGTGTTCGTAAATATATTTAGTGTCGCTTGATTCACCCGCTGCTAGTGGCTTTTCATTAATGCCAGAATTAAGCCAGGAGTATCTTTCTAAGGTTCCTATGCTCCAGGAGTTTTCTTCATAGTTATAAATCACATATCTTGAGATCTCATCCGTGTTATCTGTGTTGGATGGATAGAAAAACCATATCTCAGAAAACTCTTCGTTGAGGCCAGCAAAACATTTAAACGCCTGGCTGACATCCAAATCACCGAATACATAATCTTGCACCGAACAAGGCAGCTTTTTGACCGAGCCGTTGTAAAAGTAAAAAGCATTTTTTGACATAAAGAAAACGCCGTTTGGGCCATTCGCAAACGCCTTGGGCCCAATGAGGCCAGCGCCTTCATTAATTAGGTTGACTGCAAAAGTAAGTGGTGGCCCGATAAACTGCATGCTGTATAAAGATGTGTCTGTCCAGATTAAAACCTCTTGCCTAGATTTAATGCCACCAATAATTGAAGATCCACTTGATAAACGCAAAGATCCAGCAGAGTTGGTATTCAGTGGCTCAAACTCCAATTCGTTTTCTTGATCGCTAAATGCAATCAACATTGGATCTATCACGCCAGTTCTTGAGCCACCGCTTAAAGGGTCTGCGCCTAAAACAATTAAATGTCTGTCTGTTTCAGAGGTTATTACTTGTAAAGCCTTAGTCGGCACTTTGTTGGCTCCAGAGATACCAGATAGCTCTTGGGCCCTTGTAGACACGCCATTACTTTCGAGCCACCTGTAAATACCACCATTGCGTGGGTTGATAATTAAGTTTTCACCATAGTTATCGTGTGTCCACAATCTAAGCTGGTTGGTATCACTCAATGCTGTAGCAGAACCCCAGCCGCCTGCACCCCAGGTGCTTACACCCCAACCAGTGCTATCGACATAAACATCCAGGCCAGAATTAATTTGATACACAGCATCGGTCGCAGATCCACCGTTACCAGAGTCACTTGCGTTAGCTGTTACCGTTACGCCGTCCGTATCTTTAGCCGTAATCTCAAAAGTATTGGTCCCAGTGACCAGGCTAATTTGATATTCTTGGTTTAAAACCACGGCAGTTACTAAGCCGCCTAGAGATACTGCATTTGAAAAAGTAACAAAGTCACCATTGACAGCTCCATGTCCTGTTTCTGTTACTGTTATGGTTGAGGATCCATTGGTGGCCCCGAATGTAGTTGAATTTGTTGAGGATCTGCGAATCGGAGTAACATCATAATAGACGTTACCGTTTTCAATATAGTATTTGTTGGTTGTGCCTATGCCAAGATATTCAGAGCCGTCTAATGCAATCCAGGCATGCAAACCTCTAGGAGATCCAACAAGAGAGCTGGTTCTGTATTTTTCCCAGCCACCTATTTTTTCAACGCGGCCCTTTCTGAACCGAATAAAGTTGCCGTCTACCCAACCACCCTCGTTTGAGTAGTCAGTCTCCTCTTTATTGATCCCTGGTTTAAAATTAACTTTGGTGAGTGGCATTTTTAAATTCTACCATAATAGAAATTTAATTAAGCCAATCTTATAATTGCACCTGTAGCTGTTGCGCCTGGGAAAACAATCGTAAAATCACCTGCGGTAGATGTCTTGTCGCCACCAAAATCAATAGCACAAACTGCTTTATCGCTGTTGGTGTCGTTATAAATCATGCACCCTCTAGCAGTCACAGTCGCATTACTAAATGTTAAATCTGCAAAATCACAGATTGCAGTGGTTCCAGAGGCAACGGGAGTAACATTTGTCAAAGCGCTACCGCCAGATGTGTAATTGGTCCCAGATGCTTGCCCAGTTGTGGTAAAAGCTGTAGTGCCAGCACCCAAAGTTGCCGAAGACGTGTAGAGCGCTAATTTAAAAGAATTGCCGCTGCTGTTAGTAAAGTTATGTGTTCCAACCAAAAGTTCTTGTTTAAAACTTGTGCATATTGCCGATGTAATTGCCATCTTATAGCTCCTTAATAATATCAGCCATGTCACTCTGACCTTGTTTTTTTAACAAATTCACTAGAGTTGTATTTTTAGACTCTATTGCATTTTTAATACTATGTAAGATTACATCATAAACTTGTTTTTGGAAAGCGAGAGCCTGCTGTTTTACATGCTCTGGTGCATTGTCTGAAATGTCACAAATTTTCTTGGTTGCTTGTGCTGCCCAAAATTCTGGTGGGTGGCCACCATTCTCTGTGGCATGCACTGAAATTTGTCCTAGTTCAAATAGTCCGTCAACGTTCATCCTTTGTATGGCTCTGGTGGAGCTACATCCTCATTTATTTTTAAACCTTGCTTTTCTAACTCTTTGTTTATTTCATCGTAAGGGCCAATAATAAACTTGCCTTCATGGGGTATTGCAACCAATGGTTTTTCTAATCTATGAAAACCATAGAGTTTTTCTGTTGCTGGTACGTTTGAGTCTAGGACAGTAGATCTGCCACTCATACCTACCAATATGTCGTTTTCCATGCACTTGCTGATCCAAAACTCAACACACGCTCGGCCCGCCTCGGCAAAGTGCATGTTTTCTTTGTATGAAAAATCTATGCCAAATAGATCTATTCTGCCAACCTTGCTCCACAAAGCGTAAGCTATTGCATAAGCAACCGTGTTATTTAAGTAAGCGCATTTGGTAGCATTGCAAACCTCGTTAATTGGAAACATAACGGGGTTCTTTACTCTCTCGTCAAGCTCGCAGGTAAAAACCGGTACATCTGTGTTGCTAAGTAAACTTGTCATTACATTGGTTTGTAAACCAGCATCGGTACTATCAAAAAAACGACTCGCTGGATCCAGCATAAATATTTTATCGCACGGGTAAGTTGCCCCGGCAGAGTTGATGCACCAGACCTCATCCCATTCACGGCCATTTTGCAGGCCAATAGCAAAATCAACCTGGCTAATCCCTAGGCCAACGATTGCAACCTTTTTGCCTTCTAGGGATTCTTGGGGTGTGTTTTGATTTTCTTCTTTTGTTAATTCGATCACTAATTTACGCCGGTGCGTAATAAATCGTATCTATATTCGTCTCGTGTGCCACGACCTTCTGATAGAGTTTTCATTCTAGCTACCGCCTCCTTAAAGCGTCCCTCGAACTGGCCAACGACATCTAGCGGTTCCTTTAAGAAAACTGCGCCTTCTACTAACGTGCCGTACAACAATGCGTCTGGATAATCCGTAGACAAAAATGTTGTACCGCTGTCACTACCACTCGTTAAAGAGACTGGTTTATATAAATAATGTAATTCTACCGTATAGTCTGCGTCTGGTACAGGTGCTACCTCAAACGCCGTATCATCAAACAAAGTATAATATTTTGGTTGGCCCCTGGTTGTGCTGGTAGGAGCATATTCTTTTACAAACGATGAATGTTTAAAGTCTAAGTAGTCGTAAGTATCGCTGCTGATAACCGCAAGACTAAATGGGGCATAGAAATCTGTTGGTGTAGCCAAAAACCTATTATTGGTAGAAAGAGATCCCTGGACATTCTTTCTTTGTTTCGGCAGCTGAACAAGTTTAAATATTCTGTTTTCAGCCTCCTGGATAAAAGTTGGTAGTTGATTGGTAAAGGTCGTTTCAGAAACTTGCAGATAATCCTGGACCGCTGTTTTTAATGTTGAATATGTAAAACTCATGTTGTTGTTACCGTAACTGATCCTATATTAGCACTTATATTAAAAGTTGTAAGCTGAGATCCTAGTTTTCCATCGCCCACGTTTGAGTAAACCACAAAGAAATTATTGTCTGTAGGTTTTTCTGGCCTTGCATTTCTTATGGCCTGCGGATCTAGTGGTGCGGGCCGAGGCATAATTTGTGGATGCTTAGGATCAAACTGATCTGGGCCCACCAGGAGTCCGTCCCAAGTTTTCTTCATGTCCTTTAACTTATAGCGAAACCCTGTGATGTCACAAATACCGTAGGCATGTTTACCAGATGCAAATGCCATTATGGGTTGTTGTAACTCCGAATATCTGGAGATATTCTAAATGAGGCTCTATCCTCATCGGTGGATAAGGCCCTGGTAAACTCTTCTTCATACAAACCTTTTAACATAGCGGTTCTTTCTGGCGCTCTTTTTAAAGATATGTAATATGCCAGGCCTGCGGCCAAGCAAGGATAAAACCTAAAAGGCATGTCCAGGGTGTTGGTTGCTGCATCTGAGTCATCCATTCTGGTTAATACATTCATGTAAACCGTATAAGCACTGGACTTATCTGGAGCAGGCCAAACTGTAATAGTCGGTGACAGCTGCTTATTGATAAAAAATTGATTTGGTTTTCCTGTGGTTGATTTAGTAACAATGTGAGAATACTCAGCTCTGCTTAACCTGGTCATGGGCAGATCTGTTGACTCAGAGCCGACAGTTTCTCTAATAAATACATCTAGTACGTCAATCGGTGCTGTGCTGTTGGTACTGTCAATGTTGTAAGACGTGGTGTCTTTTACCATGGCCACTGTTTTTTGTGCAATGGTCCATTGATTTAAACCTCTGTTGGCCCATTCGGCTAACATAAGATTCAGACTTCTGTTGGCTGTTTTAAGATCGTAACCAGTTCTTAGCTCTAAGCCGCAACGCTCAAAAGCCTCTTCTATGTATTCTGCTACATCTGGTTCAAAGTTTTTACTGTTCGATGTCGCCATCTTCTTCTCCCGGAGCGTATAGATTGTTAAACGTTATGTTTGGATCCATATAGCTCTCATGTTGTTCCGCTGAATGTGTCCATTGCGAGGGCATGAAATCCGGTGCCCCTTCGCCTACACGCCACAAAGCAGGGTTTGTTGCTCTTACTCTATTATTAGGTAATGCTACAAAATTTCCAGTGTACTCACCAGCGTCCGTTAAATATAACACATGTGATTGTTTATGTTGAGCCGGATCGTCTGCTATTGAATTTTCTGTGTAATCCACAGT